TTCAGAAAGATATCAATCGCTGGATACAGTGAATTGCCTTCACCCAGAAGTGCGTTACGTGTACCGAATTTGGAAAATCCATTTTTGTTTGTCCACTCGGCTCGAATATTTGAACCATCTAGTTTCTCAAACAAATAGTAAGGCAGTCCTTGGATGATAGTCTTTGGTATTGACGGATATGTTTTCATTTTAGCCCATCGTATGTTTTATACGTGGCGTGTCCATTCGTAGGTTGATCCAGAAACAGTTGTGAACTTCACATAGTTCTCTGTTTCTTCAAGAATGGTTTCAACCAAGCTCGTTTGCCACCAATCCTGTGCGGAATATGATCTGGCAGATAGTGAGCCAACGCGAATAGCACGCCCAATAACCGGTTTCCCGGCTTCTAATTTAAGTTTGCCATCGTCACCGATCCAAACTTGGTCGGATTGACTCCCACTATCACCGACAGCGGGAGCACCGACTTTTACCAATTGATATGCCAAAACGTTATTCTCCTACAATCTTATGTTGATGCTCACAGCAAGCACCGAAATGTCAATGAAATCCTTGCGTGGCTTTCATCCAATTCGTGTGCTTTCGGAATGCGATGGAAGAACCGGCTCTGCATTCCGGGATACATAACAAGCATTGACCCATTACCAAGCATTTGCCCGTTAATGGCTTCTGTTCCCTTTGATCCAATTTTCTTCCATTCCAACCGCCTCGGCGACCCCAATGTGATCACGATGATTGGGTTACTATGATCAATAGATGGATCATCATCAGCATGCCAGCCCAACCAACCCTTCCCGCCAGTGTACATGTTGAGAAAACAGCCCTCGAACTGTGGCTTATTGAATTTCCCAGTACGCTCATGCCACTGAATCAAATCATTACGAATATTATCGATCAATGGGTGGGATGGGTGATGTTCATATGTACGTTCCCCCGCACCACGACCATAGGTATATGGGCGATTCAACGTGTTGATCCAATATTCTGAACGCGGTGCAGACTCTCGTCTTTCCCAATTCAATTCAGTGGACAACACATTGAATGCACTCGTTGCGGCCACTGGCGACAAATAATCATCAATATATCTTACTGGCTGTGTCATAATATGACCCCTGTTATTTCTTACATATACTATATACGGATTTGTGAGAAAGTCAATTGGCACGGGAGGAGGGAATCGAACCCACGACACTTAGTTTTGGAGACTAATGCTCTACCCCTGAGCTACACCCGTGTAGTTCTTATCGGAATCGAACCGATGCATGGCGGTATGTAAAACCACTGCCTTACCACTTGGCGAAAGAACCATTCAATTGCATACATTTTACTTATAGGCGTATTATGGAGACATTGCAACACCTTTTTCATCATCTTCGGTATATTGCCCTAAATATATTGAAGAAGAGGTATTCTAACAATGAGCGTTAATTCATTACAAAATTTTGGTGTTCCGGGAATGAACGGCGAACGCAGTCCAGTTCTACAACCAGTACTATCACATAGATTCCGTGTAGTGTTCTATAATTTTGGTGATCCGGGTGATACCGCACCATATGATCTTACACGATCTATCAAAGCGGTGACACGACCAACAGCTGCTTTTGAAACAAATACCCTGTATAGCTATAATTCAATTGTATATGTGCAAGGTCGTCCGGAGTGGAATGATATTTCAGTTCGTTTCTATGAAGACATTGACAACACCGTGTTGAACCGTGTCCAGAAGCAACGATCCAAGCAATTCAACTTCTTTGATCAAACATCATCTCGTGCCGGTGAGAATTATAAGTTCGAACTTGATATTGATATTCTAGCTGGTGGTGCATCTGCTGGCCAAGCTGCACAAGACCCAAATATTATTCAGAAGTGGTGCCTATCTGGTTGCCAAATTACTGGCGAAGAAATTTCAGAAATGGCGTATGGTGAATCTAGCGAGACTGAAATCTCTCTTACTCTTCGGTATGACAACTGTACGGTTTACGATCAAAACGGCAACATGCTTGGTGATTATGATCATGCTCCTGAAATTGCTGGGTTGTTTGGTAATAGTTCGACCGGTATTGTTGGTAACGGCAATCTTTAATAGCTTCTTTCTAGGAGGAAGTCATGTCTACCAATAAACACCTATTTGATAATTATGCCTCTCGTTTGCGCGGATTTGATGGTCAAGGATCGGAAAGACCTTCTGTTCCTAGACCATCATTCGCGTTTTTTGTTGATTTTGAGTTCAACAAAAATGCTGAATTAACCGATGGCTTGAATTTGATCATGAATTCGGGTAATTCCGTTGTGGTTAAAAGCTTCACCAAACCCGGTTTCTCATTTGAAACCAGTTCTCTCCGTTCATATAATACAAAATATCTATTAAAAACCAAAATGGAATACACTGATATATCATTAACATTGTATGATGATAGTCGATCCAGTGCGCGCCAGATGTTGGAAATGTATCGCCGCCATTACAATGCTCATGGCAATCCCGGAACCAATGGTGATTACGGGGATGATATGTCTGATGTGGTTGGTCCCATCGCTGGTAATAACAACAATAGTATGGGCCTCAGATTGCATCCAAAAGCCAATGCACCATTTTTTGATACCATTAGATTATTTGATCTTGGTACTGATCCAAATGCAGTACAGGTGTATACAATATACAACCCTATAATCAAAACTGTAGATAATGTAACGCTTGATTATACGGATGGTACTGGTCTTCAAGAAATAAATATTACACTTGAATATACATATTTTGATACATCGGTATATAATGATTCTGCTGAACTACACAAAGCGAGTGGGCTTTTTGTCAGGCATTTGGAGAAGGCAATCATTGAAGACCGCTCTGTTATTAATTATGATCCCGCCATTGTTCGGAGATTTGATGATATTCTCCCGGAGGGGATTAGCTCATTTCTTGATGGGATTGGTGTTACGCCGGGTGAACTAATTTCGGCAGTTCAGCATTCTATTCAGGGTGGTGAATTAAATTTGAGTGATCTTCGTCGCAACTTGTTCGAAACAATAGCCGCTGGAACGCCGATTCAAAATATACGACTGGTGATCTGGAATATTCGTTTAATCGAGCAGGCAGCGTCTCAGGGGCGTTTCACGGACATCTTGCCGCTATTGGGTGCGGGTGGTCAACAACTCGGGCGCTTGAAGAATTTTGATCCACTTGGTATTTCAGAAACCACCAATGGTGTAACTGATACTATTAGAACACAGGTTTCAAACGGCATTAGCTGGCTAAATAGACATAACAACCCATTGGGATAATATGTCTAAGACAGAAAATGATGCTAAAAAGATAATTGCCTCTGCGAAGACCAAGGCGGCAAAGCCTGCTGCCAAAAAACGTAAACGTCCCAAACCAGTAAACTATATTCCTAAAAACCCATCTAAGTACAAAGGATCATATCCTATTGTCATGCGGTCCAGTTGGGAAGTCCGGTTTGCCCAAGAGTGTGATATGAACCCGAGCATTTTGGAATGGGCATCAGAACCTGTGCAAATACCATATAGAAATCCAATCAAAGGAACCCAATCGGTTTACATTCCTGACTTTTTGATAAAGTTCATCAATACAAAGGGACAAGTCGAATCACAGCTTATCGAAATCAAACCAGAAAAAGAAGCATTGGCTGAAAAAGCAACAAACACATATGATCGATTGAGTTTGTTGGTGAACCAAGCAAAATGGTTAGCTGCCGGTGCATGGTGTCAACGCCGTGGGATTAAGTTTGTTACACTGACCGAAACAGGAATGTTTGTTAATACCTCACCGACAGTTGTGCGCAAACCAAAGAAGCCCGGTGCCAAAATAGGAAAGGTCGGGGTTAAGAAACCAAAAACATCTTCACCACAAACCGGCAATAGAGCTAAACGGTTCAGTCGAACGGCTAACGGAACACAAGCTGTTGCTACGCCGCGCATCAAACGGGCTATATTGGCAAGACGAGCGATGTCACCAAAAACACCGAAGCGTTAACTAAGCGGTTCCCAATTACCCATATTATCGTATGACATCTTCTTGATAACATCATATGTGAGTGTTGAGTAATCCTTTACCTGCTTGTTTCGATTGTCTAAAATCCATCTTGAATCTTCATCAGTGACAACGCAAATCAGATGATATCCATCATCTGTGAGGCAATGTATTATATCAATGGCCGCACGAGCTATGCCAAAGTTCACACAAAGATCGGCAGAGGTCAGTACAAAACCATCGCAATCATCGACATTGGTATATCCATCGATGGTTAATATTCTATGGGCATGTGATTGCCAGTGTGCCATTTCACACAAATATGCATTACTATCTTCCCAAAATAATGCAAGATTGGTCATCCGATGCACTTTGGCACATATATCATATATTTCACTCATCGAAACGCATCTCCCCTGCGTAGATATTTATAGTATAGCTATAAATACAATTGATATGTCTAAAATTGCACAAACTCTTGGCATTATGCCAGCCGATTACGAAATGACCGAAACGTCTGTTGATGGTCAACCTATGACCAATATTTGCGAAACGCCAGAGATGGAAGAACACGCTGTCGAAGTGGATGATACCGCTGAGAATGCATTGATTGACTCTGGACATCTACAAACAGAAGACATCATTACGACCACTTTGTCCAATGCTAAATATATTTCTGAAATTGCTAAGGATTTCGAATCAAGGTCACAAGCACGCATGATGGAAGTTGGTGGTCAGTATTACAAGATTGCATTGGATGCCATCAAAACCAAGCAGGATATGGCCCACAAGACCAAAGAACTGAATTTTAAAAAAGCTACAACCGGTGCACCACTTAGTGTGGCCAATGTACAAAACAACTCGTTTTACGGAAGCCGGGAAGAAATTCTCCAAATGCTACGTGATAATGATTCCAAAACAATTGAAGCAGAGGCTACACACGATGAAGACGATTCATGAATATTTCGCATTGAACGAAGATGAGTACAAGGTAACCATTCTATCCTATTACGATATCCATAAAGAAGGATATTTTGATCTGGTGAGAATTGCTCTCGAAAAATATGATCTTCGCGAATTGGAACGAGGGAAGGCTGTGACCTTTTCATCAAACCCAACTCAGTTTCCGGACTTGGCTTTTGGAACCATTTATCATGTGGAAGCAACCATTGGCCAAATGCCGCGTGGCATGTATGAACAAATCAGATTAGAAGTGTCGCAAGCTACCCGCATTAAGCTTAATTGCTTTTTCGTGAGCGAAGATGGCGAAATTCCAAAAATCAAATGCAGAGATACGAATGATGATGCTGCTCTTTTGGCAACAGCAATGGGTGAACATCCGTTGGATATGCCTGAAGATGATGTTACTGTTCAAAAATTGGTTGGTCAGCAAAGTGTCGAAGAACTAATGAAGAATTTGGATGATCGTCGTGCAAATCGTGAAGAAGAATCCAAGGCAGTAGCTGAAGGCATGCTGTATAAGGCAACCCATATTACATTGGCAGAACATTTCCGCAAACCCCTAATGAGAGGCATTTATGAATTCACTGTAGAAAATGGTGAAGTCGTACTGGGTGCAAAAAAAGACACACTTGCCGAAGGCGTGTTGGTAAAGTCACAAACCGAATTGACAGAAGCCCTTAAGCCTGCTTTACCTTCGTTTGCTCAGAAGTACAAAATTGAACAATTCATGACGGAAGATGTTCCGGGACTGAGTTTTGAGTTGCCTGATGAAATCAAAACGAGAGTAAACCACATCATCGGTTTGCTTAGTGTCAAACATGGATACAATATTGCACCGCGTCGTAGTGCAGATCATAAACCGTCCATCTCGAATTCATTCGTTCATATCTCAGATGACATGGATACTATTACTGTAAGTCTTATTGGTTGTGAGATGTCCATGAAATCCCTTGTACTCATGGCCCAAGAATTAGGATGTGATGATATCATTATGACAAATGCTGCTAATCCAAACCTACCAAACACGGCGGGTGATTTTTCGTTTGTATTCAAATGATAAATCGTGCATATCTGAATTCTCTATTGCTTGAATTCGGCGATGGTCCACGTGTGGGCATCGTGATGCTGCTCGTGTATTGTCCAGAAGCATTGAAGCTTGCGGCATTAATTGGTGATGATGAATTAGATGGCGACAATCCGGTTGAGTATTTTCATCACATAACTGTTCGTTATGGCATCAATGAATATGATCCCAAAAAATTACAGGATGTAATGGGGGAATTCCAACCATTTGATTCCGATGAACCCGCAATTCGTGAAATTACTTATTTCGAAGGAGTCAATGGCGGTAAACAGGACTGCATCATTCTCGAAATTGGAGAGGCCGATAAAGCGAAACTTGTCGAACTCAAGAGAGAAGTTGACAATACGCTGGATTGCGAAGAAGAAACCTTTTCAGAGTTTAAGCCGCACATCACCATTGGTTATGTCAAAGCTGGTCTAGGGCCAGAAATTGCAAATCGCTTGCAAAAGTATTTCACCAAGTATGATTTGGATAAATTTGTACTAGATAATAATACATTGTACTATAGTGATGGTGGACGGCGTGAAGCTACAATTTACCTTGGTGTTGATTCGTAATTCCCAAACGGGTGTACTATGAAAGTTTTACTTCCGCTGAGTTTCAAGATGATGGTTTCGCCATTCAGTTTC